TCTCAATTAAGAGTGGGCTTTTTGCATGTAGTTATATTTAATAGCATTCGCTAAAAATATTAAAAGATTTATTGAGACAAGTGTAAGAAAATATCTTACAGATTATAAATATGGATAGATTTTATATATCATTAAACTAAAAATCTATGAAAGCGTTTAACGTTTCCCATCATTGCGGGCATCTATTATTTAGATACCCTGGGACATATACCTCTATTTACTGCCAACTCATTCCGACTATGAGTAATCGTTTACTTGCCTAAAGTTATGTAGACACCACAACTTGTGCCAGTTTCGTGTGTTTGTTATAGGTGTTATGCTTAAAGAAAAACAAATATTTTGTCGTTAATATTTCTTGCAAGGATTATTCGGAACACTACCTCATTGCTGTTCTTTTTTACAAACGAAAGTTTCTATTCGACATGTTAAGACTTTTTCGTTTCCAATAAACCTTTTAACTCTTCAATTTCTTTTTCTAAAGTATCTATCTTTCGTTTTTGATTTTGTGATAGTGGTTCAAGGTCTTTACATCTATTTGAATACATTCTCAGTTGCAACCATTTCCAAGGCATAGATACTTTTAGTAAATGACTTTCAATACTATAAAAAACATCTCTATCAATAGAACAAATAGTATCTCCAATTCTATCAACAGATACAAATTGTGCGTCATTTATTATTAAAATACAATCTTTTTTAAATCCTTCTTTTATTAATCCTCTACGATTTCATCGTGCCTTTGGGATTATCTGTTGGATGATATGCTTTCGTAAATTTTTCCTTTTCATTTCCATACTGGTCAAATCCTGACATCATTGGAATTACAAAACATTTTTCGCCATATGTATTTATACATAGTCCAGGATGTCTATTTGCTGTTGTATTACCATCAGTCAATGCATAATCAATCATATACACAAAACCATCATCTTGTTTTCCAATTTTTTCTTCATCTTGAATTTTATCATATTCTGAATGTTTCATTAAAAATGATAAACCATTAATAAAATTTGAAACTTCATATCGTGAACCAGTTTCCACAAATATTTGAAGATTATTAATTAATTCATCCATTGCTTCTTTTATTTTAGGTTCTTTACATGCTCCATTTTGATTTTTATGATTTCCATAATTCCCTAAAAATGATGTAAGATTATCAATGGCATCCCATTTCATTTCTTCTGTGATTTTCATAAAATATTTTCCTCTTTCGTATAATTATTTGGTAAAATTTACCATAACACTATTATACGACAGAGTACG